AGAAACAAGTTGATTTCCTTCACTTGTAACTGGAATACTTAAAAATTTTGCCATTTTAAAAAATTTTATGGGTTAATAAAGCACAAAGATAATAAAAAAAGGGGACTCTAAAGCCCCCTATAACCAATAAACATAACATGAATTATGAATAAACAAACACTTACCTATACGTAAGTTCTTTTAAAAGGTTACGTTTTACTTTAACTTTTTTTCTAACATCTTCATTACCTCTATACCATCATCAGTTTGTAAATATGCAGCAATAGCAGTAATCGGTTTTTCATCGAAAGGAACGGTAATCATTTTCTTTTTGTTCTCCTTTAAATTAAAGTAAACATCTCTACCTTTATTTTTTAATGTTAATATATTTTCATCCAATGCTTTTTGAGATAAACTTTGTAATTTAATCATTGGATCATCTAACATTTGTAAAAACTCTTCAGGATTTTGTCTAGCATAAAGCCTCACATCTCTTTTTATTTCAGCACTAGTCATTCTTGATACATTAGATCCCATAACTACCCTAGCGATAGATTCTGCTACGTCTATAGACATATCTCTTGCCGCTACCTCAGCATCAAGCTCTATATCCATATTGTAAACCTCTTGTGCTGCATTTTTTTCTGTATCTAACTCTTCAAAAATTTGTCCTAATCCTGGATGTAAACTTAAAAACCATTGTAGTACGGGATTGTTTTTTGGTACAGTTAAAAATCCATCCTCAAAAACTACAGGCTCTAATATAGCGTTATCGTCCTGTTCGTCCTCAAAAGGAGTCTTTTGGTTTCTTGCATACCTTAAGGCTCTATTTATACCCTTTTCCTCGTCAAAATATAATAGTGGATGTCTTCGTGTGTTTCTTGAAGAAAGCATAAAGCTTAATGGTGTAGTACTAGATTTAAGTATATACACTCTGTCTTTTATTTGTTTTTTCATTTTATTTTATTTTAATTAAAAAAAAGGGGAGGAATAAACCTCCCCTATGTTATTTACAATTCTTAACTCTTAAAGATAAAAAAGTTGTTTGCACCTAATGTACATAGTGATCTTTCTGATAAGAAGTTAACCTCCATTGCATCAAGATCGCTAGTAGCAGCACCGCCAGCAGAACCTGTTATCCAAGTTTTGTAACGTCTGTCTTCAGTTTCAGAAGCTCTGTATCTAACGTGTAAGAAAGGTCTTTGAGC